CCCGAAATATAAGATGTATTGATGTATGCCCGGTCAATGGACGCCCGTGCATAGGTCGTGGCAATGGATTGGCTCGTTCCCGTGGTGCGGTAGATACTCGTAACCGTCAGGGTGGGTTGGGTGATAATGTCCGCAAGTGCCTCAATGCGAATCCAAAACCGTGGCGTGGCGTCAAACAACGTGGATGTCAACCATGATGTAGTGATGGATGACGGAATACCAATCGTGCCTGATGTTTCAAAATAGCCCACCGAATCATGGCTCGGCGTAAACGACCGCCATTGTGCGGAGGATGAATGTGTATATAGTATTACATACGGAACGTCAACAACCGCCCCCGTAGATAAACTGAAGCGGACGATGTCAAACCGTGCCGTAGACCCGACATAGACCTCACCGCCAGCCCCTTGATACAGACTTAACTGGAACGGCGTGGCGGTCATATTGGTAGGCGCGTTGGTTTCATCCGTGACAAAATCCGCCCTCGTTGTTTCTACGCCGGTTATGCCAATGCTGGTGCTGACCGCAAATCCGGTTACATTTAATAATTTCCCGACATTGATGGTGTCCCGACTGAACGGGTCAGGGATAGGAGTTCCGCCATTGAACGAACTGGTAGCGGTAAACGAATGTCCAACGGTTAGACCGACATAGGTTCCGGCGGTCGGCGTAGTGGTCAGATGTGCGTATGTGCCTCCACGCAGTCCGGTGGCTGTGCCGTAAAAGGTATTCCCATATAAATCAAGCAATGTTCCATTGGTTTGTTCAAACTTTGTGGATGCCAATGTCATTATCATTCGTGTTCCCTGACCTGATGCCGTCCGACCAAAATTTGTCGTCACGGCAGAACCTACCACGCTCATATTTTTCGCATTGAACAAATATAATATGTTTGATGGGGAAACAATTGATACATTGGAAGTGAATTCCGCAGTAGAATCAAACGAAACAATGCCCTTGTATGCAGTCGTTATCCGTGACCCAATCCAGAAGTTGTATATCCCGAAATTCGCCAGTTTATCGGCGGTGGTATCTTCTCCAATAATTAACCCGCCAGGGAAAGAACCTACTGTTCGATTTGTCCCGTCACCGGTCGTGGAAGCGGTAAATCGTTTGGTGAAATTATTACCCGAACCAATGCCTAATCCCTCGCCAAAAAATTGATAATTGGCAGTTATCCCATACGTTGCCAGTATCGCAAATACCAGACCGGATAAAATACGGCATATTGTCTTGATATTCATATACTTAACTCCATTCTCTTTTATCTAAAATTTATATCGATTGTCAATATATTATGTCGCATGATAAATCTGGACATGAAGCCCCGCCAAATCACTCGCTTTATTCACCCTGATTACTATTTCATCCCCGATTGAATAACTGAATGAATCTACCGTATTTTGACCGGTTTGAACGCCATCTGGAACGATAACCTCAACATAACTAGCCGGCGATGCACCCGTGCCGACTTGAACACGGATAATGGCGTTCGCACCGGTCGGTGCGGTATCGCAAAATATCCTGACTTGCGTTACCGACCCCGCTATTTTCGCTATGTAATTACGCCGTATTTCCGTGCCATCAACCATATATCCATAATGACTTATCTCTTTCGGAACAGAAATCCCGCCACCCGATACCGTGGCGAATTTCTCCTCGATTTTATCCGCTAATTCCTGTAATTCCGCTTCCCAATCAATATCCCCTTTCAATACCCTCGGAAAGCCACTCGACGTAAAATCTTGTGATACAAAATAATTCACGCCGACTTGCGTAATACCGGCATAATTCTCGGTTAATGTAATGGACGTATCTGTATTAACCGACAAAATACGATACCCTTTCGCACCGGCATCGTCCACATCACCGGTAATCCAGAACAAATCATCAGCGTTTAAAAAATCCGTCCATGTTGTTCCGCTACCGGTCACGGTCGGTGACGCATTGGTTACGGTGACTGTGCCTGTCTTATATGCCATATATCAAACCCCCATTGTATCTGATTTAATCATGATTTTATATTGTTATCGGAACAAAGTTTATTATGCTAATATCCGAATCAATCGATTGTGTCCCGAATGTATCCACGGCGATAATAAATAATTCCATCTGTGAAGTGCCTAATGGATTCGGTAATTCAACGGTTAATTGCGATGAATGGCTGTTATTATATGTAATATGCTGACTATACGCATCCGCCCATAATCCGGCTGAATTAAACCGGAACTTTATAATATAATGCGATAAATCCGGTTCGGTATTGGCGTTCCAATACAAACTGGTAAATAACCGGATGGTATATGGCGGTGTTACAATGAAATATGCCATCGAACCGGTTAATCCGGTCGGTTTTACCGGTTCGGGATTCTTGAACAACATTTTTGCCGGATTGGATAACCGGTTGTATTTATCCCGATTATAGACTTTAACCAATAAATTCGGTGCGGTATTGGATGATAATCCGGTCGATATTAACGCTTCTTTATAGGCGGAAGCGGATAAGGTATATTGCGGTGAAGATAAGACACTCGATATTAACAATACATTATTGGTATATTCGATTATTTCCATCTGGAAATCCTGCCAATCGCTATCTTGATAATCACCCGCACCGGTTTCGTCATATCCCGCTTTGACACTACCCGCACCACGGATGGGTGATGTTTTACGCCATTCCAGACTTAATGTGCCGGATGTATAAGTATCTTCCGTGGAATTACGATACATCCGTAATCCGGTCGGTTTTGCCGGTAAATCATATCCAAGTCCTCTGGTCACAATGGTCGTTATGATAGGATTGGGATTGGATACGCCGGTAGCGGATACGGAATATATCTTTACCCAATACCGTATGCCGGAAATATAATCTTCGATATGCGTTCTACCGGTATTGTCCTGGGTGAGGAATTTATAATCCAATCCATTCGTGGATACATAAATGTCCGCATGATGCCAATTGGCGTTGGATAACGATTGATTCGCACCCACTGTAACCATCGTAAAGGATAATGGTATGGCATATTCAATCTGGATTTGTTTGGAAACAGGCAATTCGGTTAAAGCCACATCCGTTACATTCAACGGAATCTGGTCAGGGTCGGGTAATATCGTGTAATAATCATCCGATAATACGATAGGCACACTCGTATAAATACTGTCGTCATATTCGGATAATGTAATACTCTGTCGGGTGAAATCATCGGATAAATCCATTTTTACAACACGGAACTTCTTATTTACCCAACCGGCTTCCGAATAAGTCAGGTTAACCACATCACCGGCTTCAATGGCAATGGTTTGTATGGTAGATTGGAATGTTACCAATAGATTTGAAAACCGACCGTAATTCAGTATTCGTTGTGCTTTCCTGATGGCTCTCGCCTTATTGGTAATGCCGAACAAATTGATTTTTCTTACTTTCCGTGCGTCCGTTCCTGTCCAGACCGATTCAAGGGATATCACTACGGTTTCCTGGTTGTAATCATTGTCCTCATCCAGTATTTCCGCTTCCACAATGGTCGGCACATCTTCTATATTAGTGAACGTGATATTAACCGAATCTTCCAGAATGTTATTGTTCCCATCTGCCAAATCGTCAAATGTGGCAACCGGAGATGCAATCTGGTCAATCACGATACGCAAATAACCGTCTTGCCAGACAAGAAAACCATCACCTGTCTGGCACATCTGGTCAATAATATCGACCGGATTATGGTTTGTATCAATAACACCGTTTAACCGACCGATGGGAATGGATTGTATGTTTCCCTCTGAATCCGTGTAATTAAACGTGGAATCGCAATAATCCGCCCAAGACTGGAATGATTCAATGTCAATCCGTGACGTGTCTACATAATTACCCAACCCATACCGCTTATTAACCAATAAATCAAATACACAACACGATGTATTGTTATATGAACCGTCATCGAAACTAGCCGTAGTCATTTTCGGGATATACCGGTAATTAAGACTCGAACCGGTCGTTCCGGTATATTCTTCGGTTAAAACGACCTTGTTGGTATCAATACGCCGGTATGCTTGATACCACCGTTCATTATTAATGGAGATATAATCACCTTGGATAGAACCGGAAAACGGAGTTACGCCGGATAAGGTCAAATAACCCCATCGTTGCGTGGTAATCACACCGATTATCGGGTCGGCAACCGTAGCGGTATCATCCGGTGCATCCACCGTCATTTGCAACGTAAACGTTACAGGTGATGTAACCGTGATACTCCACGGATATTTCGTATTGAACGAATCTTGCGTTTCCTGAACACCGGTAATCATAACAATATCACCGGTTGAAAACCCATGTGCCGCCGATGTAGTCACGGTCATTACATCCGATACCCTCGCAATAGACGTTACCAGTTTGCGTGATGTGGCGGTATACGATACCGATGTCGCCGTTCCGGATACCATCGCACGGACATCCGGCACTCGGATACCGTCATATAACGCCGTGGTATTAGATATACTGCCGGATACTTTATCGGTCGCTTTTATCGCCACGCCGATTTGTGCGGTATTCGGGTATCCCAACGCAAAATCTTCTATCTCGTCAATGTAATCCCATCGTAAATCGGATTGTGCCTCTTGCGTGGATTCATCCGATAACCGGATGACTTTCAAATAATACTGGTTTCTATCCAATCCCAACCCGATGGCGTTACCGGTCGCCCGTCGTATTTGCCATGACCTCGTTGTAACGGTATTGCCGGCATAACTGCCGTCAATCACCACGGATTTATTATCTCCCGCTATCGACAGGATTTTATACCATGTATGGTCTTGTGCGTTACGGATTCGCCATGAGTTATACCGGACAGAAATACCCGATGCCAACCCAATATACGCACGGTCAAGCGTAATTGAATAATTATCCGCACTTACGGAAACAATACGATACCATTCTTCGGAACTGCTGTTTATCCGTATCTCCTGACCGACCTGGAAATACGTCGGTGAACCGCCGTCCGAATACCGTAATTTGGCTTGAATTGAACCGGAAGATAGCGTATATCCCTTAACTAAATTCGACCCATCGGTAAATTCCGCCCAAATCGTGCCATACGGTTCAAATTCGGTTGTATCTCTCGATGAGATAGAATCGCCTACCACTAGATATTCAGCATCTCCGTCAATATTCGCCATGAGATAATACGGTAATCCCAAACCGCCGTATGGCGATGTCGGTGTTTGCCATTCAATCGTATTCGACCCATTGGTGAATTTGGCAAATGGCACACCGTCATAATCGGTTGTGGTAGGGTCATAGGTCTTGACAAAATCTATCAGCACGGCATAGAAATATTGCGTGGATGTATTGGCACGAACACGGATATTCATTACATCCGTATAGGTCACGTCATCCAATGAATATTGTATTTTATAATTGCTTGTATTGTGCGAATACCCGTCATTACTGGAAAACTTATAAATACCGTTAGGAAACGTAAAATGCAATTCAACGGAATCCACGTTCTCTGACGTTTGTTGGCTGTGTTCATCGTTTAATTCTTTTAATTCAACACCGCCAGACCCGATTTCGATAATCTCATGCACCTGGCTGAATTCAAGAAACCTGTTCGCACCGCCAAGCGATATCGCCTGTTGGTCGGCATTTCCGCTTGTTTGTATTGAATAAGCGACATCATCGCCAAAATCGTTTAAAGTAGATTCGCCTATCCATACGTTGTCCTTAACCGGACTTGGAACACCCCAAGTGATTCCTTCCGAAATGGATATCAGCATATTCAACCATTCGCTATTAGATGCTTCCGTATGGACATAGGCATTGGTTAATATCCCGCCAACTTTCATGCGACCGTAAATAATCGGCATGGGAACATTGGCTTTGGCGGTTGTTTTCGCACCGGCAAACCCATAGACCGATTCGGCTTCCGATGAATCGGATGTTTTCGGCTTAATCAGGAATCCGGCGATAATGGACGCTACGGATAATATGGCGGATATAACCGCCCACCAATCCGCACCGGCGTTCTGAATGTCTTTTTCCGTAATCAGTTTACCGGCTTTCCATATCCGGTTACGCCAATGATGCGTTAACCTCGACATGGACACACCGCATTTTTTCATGCAATGCAAGAACTGGTTGTTACCGATATACACCCCGATATGCACCGGCTCGTTCTTGCACGTTTTAAACAGTATTAAATCGCCATATTCAAGATTGTCAGGATTGGATGGCACGGTTGCCTTGCCGAATCCATCGGTTAATTCGGTGATATGTTTTTGCCGGTCATTCAGCGTATACCATGTCTGGACATAATCACCCTCATAACCGGATGTATTAATCCCATTATCTTCCGCAATGGATTTCACCAATCCCAGACAATCCAATCCGGTATTCGGGTTTCTCCCCTTATGCCGGAACGGTATCCCGACATATTTGGTGGTATCGATAATCAAGTTTGACATAATTGTATTTAATACCTTATCTGCGGCGAATCCGGTATCCCTGGAAACGCACCGAAATTATTGGTATTGCGATGTGCTTTACATCCGTAATTGATATCATCCAACGATTTGGAACAAAAATCGGCATACCGGACTTCATACGACGCACCCACGATATTCACGCCGGAAAATGCCGTGACTAATTCCAACGATGTATTGGTCGTTACCGCACCGATAGGTCGCCATTGACCGCCCAGATATATCGCCATGAAAGTCGATTGTAATACGTCCCCACCGGCGATTTTACCCAACCATGCCGTGCCTGAACCGGTAACGGTTGACGATGTATCCACTATCGATACCGTGCCGGTATTGTATATTATCGGACTTAATATATTCGCACCGGAATATTTACATCCTAACCGGCTTCGGTATTCCCACCAACAGATATGTCTGCCGATAGTGCGTGCCGGTATTTGTGCCACTTCAGTAAACATCTTTGATTTACAATGCAATACACATTCCCTGTTTTTGCCACTTGCTTTGAATTCACTACCGGAAACGTGATAATGGAAATCAACGAATGAATCGTTATCGGATAATGGGACATACATATTAGTCGCAGGGTCTTTGGTTAGGAATAATAGGATGACTCGAACCGGCATATCACGTAATCCATAGATGGTCGTGGTGGTTTTTTTAAGGATATATCCACCGGCGATACGGTCAATATTGGATATGGTGATATCGAATGACGGCGATTCGCCTTCTATGGATTCACCCAACCCGCCGGTCTGGATATCATACGCCGTATAGACGTTCCCTTTCCATGTGATATCCACGTTGCTTTTACAGACACGCCATAATGAACCGGATTTATCGGTCTGTATCTCAAACAGGAATACAGGGAAATTGGTCAGACTGTCGGCTTGGTCGGTAAATTCACTCGGTAGGGTTTTCATATAGATTGATTAATCCGATATTTCTTCCATCTGGATTGAATATTCATAAATGCCGAACCCGACATTATTAATGTCCAATGTATCGGTAATGAAATGCACTTTTATTAATTCGGTATAATCCACCTTGACCACCACGTTATTACCAGGCGGTGATGTGAACAATATCCGTGCGTCATCGGAAGCGGATGATTTTTCGATATGATTGGTATAACCGGACGATTGAACCACATCGTCAAGATATACGGTTGTGGTAGACGGTTTGATATAATTGGTATCCACGGCAAATACGGATGAATTGTGGACATACGTGCGTTGATATGAAAAATTGGTTTCTGAATTATCGCCCGTCCCCAAGACTTCATCCGTAACTCGACTGGCTTTCGTGCCACCGTCATCTACCGGTCGCACATCTTCCCAATAAAACGGTAATCCAGACCCGTTCCGTGAATTGTAAAAACTCTCGATTTGATATATCTCACCGCCCGATAACCCGCTACCGGAAATAGATATCGACCGGATGGGTTTCGCCCATTGCACACGCAATTGCACTTTACCGGATTCCGTCCGACTGGATAATGTTTTCCATTGCGGAGTGACTGTGTAAGGATACCCGAAATAAACCGGACTCCATATCGGCAGACTTAATATAGTAGCCATAGAATCTCCTGTTAACCACCCAACCTACGCATTATTTTCCGTGTTCCGCCACGTCTGGCATAATCATTCGACCAATGGGTAATGACCAGATTCGGTTGATTTATCAATCCCGACCGCACAATATCTTCAGGGTCGGCAACGATGACATTGGTTAATTGCACAACTTGGTTGCGACCGTTGCCGGTAAACGATACCGGTATACTGCGGTTATCCGGTAATGGCACGACCGCCTCGTTTCGACCGGCTTCACCGACCAACCCCAATATCGGTCGTGTGGCAATACCGCCATTGGCGAACGCTTGAACCGGTGAGAATGAACCTGGGAACACACCGCCTTTCGCACCGACATACGTTAGACTCGGTATCTCTGGAAATTCAAGACTTTGGGTAAACGCACTCGATGTAGATGTTCCTCCTCCACCAAATAATCCGAATAATGAAGTAAACCCGCTAAAAACATTTTTCATCATCTGTGAATTAACAATCATTTCCGCTATGGCATTAGCCCATGCTTTACGGATACTGGCGAATATGGACAACATAAAATCTTTCATACTTGCCGTGCCTTCAAATACATTATTGATAAAATCGGATAAATCGTTCTGCATACCGCCTTTGACGGCTTCACCGAACCTGTCCCTGATTTCATCAAAAGTATTTTTCATTTCTTTTTTAAGATTTTTTAATATACCGCTTAATTGATTCATTCGTTCCGCAAACGCTTTGACCATTTCGGGGTCGTCAAAGAATATCAATCCTTTCTCGGCGGCTTCACCCAGTTTCTTTAATGAATCAGCCAATTCCAACGATACCGGCGTTCCTTTTTGTAAATCTTCCCTGAAGATATCAAATAACCGGATAAATTCAGCCGCCTGTTCCTTGTTCTTCTCAATATCGATACCCAGTTTCTTTAATCCGGCGGCATATTCAAATTGTTGTTTGGTAAGTCGGCTTTGTGATTCCGCTACTCTTTGTTCTTCGACATAGATTTTCGCTATTGTTTTGGCAAACCCGTCCATCTGTGCCAAGATATTCATCCATAAATTTAATTGTTCCCTTAATTCCTCACGGACATCTATGCCGGAAGCCAGTTTATCCCGCAATTCAATGACATTCGCCTCGATATCTCCCGCCTGGGATTTCAGTAAATCCAACTGGTCGTCATATTCCTTTTTGATTTTATCTTGACGTTCTTTGGCGGCGGCATCTTCCTCTTTTGTCATGCTGTCATTTTTCTTTTGTAAAAGTTCAAGTAATGCCGCCTGATGTCGTAACATTTCAGTTTCGGTCGCTATGCCGGATTTTTTCATTATCTCAAATTGCTTGTCCCATAATTCAAATTCCAGTTTTTCGGTATCTTCATTGAATAATTTTGCGTTCTTTATGAGAACGGCATATTGTGCTTCTACTAACGCCAACTGGTCGGATAACGCCTGTTTCGCTTTCGTAGCGGCATCACCGTAATCGGTGGTAGGGGGCAGAATGTCTTTTACATCTCCGGCGACAATATCTTCATTAAATGCTTTTGCTAATTTGACCTGTAAGGCATCTACTTCTTCATAATATTTCCTAATCTTTATTTCATAATCAATATATCTATCTTTCCAATGTTTCTCATTTATTTGTTGTGCCGCACTTTTGTCTAAATCATATTGCACACTAAAATTAAGGTGCATCCTTTGACTATATTCTTTTAATTGTTGCGATGTCATTCCGACAATTTTTGCCAACTCAACTTTTTGTAATGCTACTGCCCTATCGGTATCAACTCCCATATATGGCATTATCAGCATAGATTGCTGTGCCAATTTTTCTTTTTCTATCTTCTCTTTTAACGGTTCTAATGTTTTCATTTGAATACGATTTGTCACCGTATTTAATATCTGTTTCTCGATTTCCAATTCTTCTTTTAATTTGTCAATATATTGATTTTTTTGTTGCAATACGGCGGGG